ACCTTTCTTTACACCGGACTTATATACTTTCTTTCCTGTGCTTGGGCTAATATAGTAATCGCCTTTAGAATCTGTACCAATACTTTTAATTTTGTAATCAGACTTGCCTTCCGCCACACCTTGATTGACCGATTCGTTGTCTATACTAATACGATGCTGTAACTTACCTTTTCTATACCTACTATCGGTAGTTGTATCTCCGTCATTATCTTTTACTCTAAATTTTCTAGGGGGTTTATTTGTATTCCCATAATCGGGATAATGGACACCATCCTCATCTGGATCAGCATATGTAAGACCATCATCTGGTGTTGATCCAATTGACTGGGAGTCTCGATTCCAATATTGTTTTGATGTTTTGCCACCTTCCGACACGCCTTGATTACCTTTGATTGCCTGTAGTAATGCTCGGGCAACTACACGATCTTTTTCTTGCTCGTCATCTGGCAATTGAGTATATCCAATATTCATCAACTTCTCTCGTTGTTGGAGTTTTGCTTCTAGTTTACCAGCTGCCTTTAATTTTTCTGTATCGTCAAATTGTTCTGGATTATTTACAAATGCTTTGGCAGTGACATTCCAACCTTTGTGTATGGCATCACCGATTGCTTCAATATCAGTAACACCCTTGTCAATCATTTGTTTAGCAAACGCGGCAGATTTTAGGTTAGCTTGCCAACCAAATGTATTACCTGGACTACTACGACCATAGTGGTATGCATTATCTAATGCTTCGTCACTGATAGTTGCTAGTTGGTCCAGGCTTAACTGTTCAGTGCCTCCCGCCATATCTTGCTCGGGAATAGCTACTGGACTATTAGATGTAAGACTTTCATCTTCACCTATCAATCTATCTGCCCATTCCGCTAGTTCAGTTACTTCACTCATCTCATTAACCTTCTTGTGCAACTTAGACAAGATTGGTAACACGTTTTCAATACGTGGATCAAGAGTTTCTTGAACAAACAGTTCGTTTAGATTTGCTTCTTCTATTTGCTCTTCCATCAATGCAGGAGACCATGCTTCAAAATATGCATTGTATCCACGATGACCGGTCATCTTACCTAAACTTTCACGTAATGATAGATAATGATTGATACCTTCATTCACTAATTTTTGTGCAGATTCATTGAATTGGCCAGCGCGAGTAGCACGAACAAATCCTGCCATCTTGGTGTATTCTTCTACTAAGGAAGATAAATGTTTCCAACGATCATCATGTGGTAAACCACCTTCAGCTATATGACGGGCATATATTCTGGCTACACCTGGACGTAATGTAGGAGCTAAGATACGCTCTCCTACTGTGTTTTCGATAAAAATCTTTTCTACATTGCGGAATCTTTGCTCACCCTCTTCAATCTTTCGGGTATGCTGTATTACGATCTTTACATTGGGAACTGAGTCATTATAACTAGCTTGCTTTCCCATTGGATAGTAACCTTCTGCTATTTTATTTGTTTTCATATGATGTCTCTTTGCCATGTCAGGTTGTAAATGATCTTGGTTTTTGATGGATAACCCTAATCCAAATCTATGTCCCCAGCTTCGTATATGGTTGCGTAGTCCGTTCCAACTATCATCATAACCTGATCCCGGGGAAGGGAAATCTGGACTGGATAATACTCCATCACTAAGATAGATAACTATGCTATTACCTTCTATAGTCAAATCTACAGGACCGTATTTTTTACCGTCTTTAGTAAAGATAAAACGGATCAGATCCGCTTCTTCAGGAACTTGAACTTCTTTGTTGGATGTATCTACTATCTTGGGTTTGTATCCTTTGCTGGATAACATCCTAAACAATTGCTCTTTTAACGGGGTTATATCTCTGCTCATAGCTTATATTTAGTCCGATTTCAAATAAAGGAACTTGATTGGTTAATTGGATAAAACTGCAAAGAAAGGTAAGGGATCGATCTGTTCATCGTGATCTCTAACATATTCATCTAAGTCAGAATGAAATTCACCCAATAACTGAATCATGCGTATAGTCAATAAAGAAGCCATAACTAAATCGTCGGTATCACCTATTTTAGCAGCATAACTTCCACCATGCGCTACAAAAGCCTTTAATTCTGAGATAAGACTACGACTAAGAACAGTCATCTTCTTGCTTTCCAATAAAGTCTTGAATTTAGCACAAGCGGTTAGCTTACTTTTATGTGTAGTATTGAACCCTTTTCGTTTCTTGCCCGGCTCAGATATAAATGTTCCTGGAATATTAGATTCACCATACTCATTTAATGATATTAAAGACGCTTCGCCGATTGAATTGTTTTCTATAGAATAATATAGATTGTTTGGTTCATTAGTACATTCTACGATATACTTGTTTATCTGTGCGATAAGTTTTATCTGGCTAGGAATATCAGTTTTATTATGTTTCCATTCCCCTATTTGAGTTGTAGTGTTTGCTTCGAATATTTGTATAGCTGCTGGGTCACCACCAGTGCCAAGACTTGGGTCGAGTGCTACAGTATAGATGTTTTCTTTTACTGGCTTTTTATACCAGCGTACCTGTCCCATACGAGATACTGGTTCTATGCCGGTAAGTTGTATTAGTGTATTTGGGTTAATCAAAGTCTCATCGGCAATAATAAATTCACAATTTATTTCCCGCTCAAACTTATCATCTCCAAGTTGTGATCTCATACCAGCTGCCCATTTTTCATCTCTACCTGGTTGTTCACTCCAATGCGATCTATATGCACGGAATCCGTTTACACCAATTTCAGTGGTATTGCCAAAATCATCTTCAGTCTTGTTTGCACCTTTCCATATCAATGCAAATTGATCTTCATCGCTATTTGGAGTGCTAGTGATAATTGCTTTACCACCTGTACTTAAAGTAGGAGTGATAGAAGTCCAAAACTGTTCAGCGATAGTTGGTCTAACGAATGCGAACTCATCTAAGTACAGAAGTGTTATTGACATACCACGACCAGTTGTTTCAGTTGTGGTAGCAGAAACTATACGACTACCATTCTCAAAGTCTAAAGATCCTTTGTTATAAGTAGTGACACCTGCTTTGATATGATCAGGACAGTTCTCATATGCATATCTGATACGTTGCATGATTTCCTGAGCACCGGTGTATTTATGTGCAGCGATAAGAATAGTTGAGTCCGGAACAAACATGGCATACCAAAGCAAATATCCTGCTGCTGATGTAGATTTACCTGACTGTCTAGGCATCAATGAGATACTAAAACGATAGTCGTGATAAGTATTGATCAATCGTTTTTGATAGTCCCAGGGATGATATACCAAGCTACCTCTAGTAGGATGTTGTATATAGAAAAAGTTATCCATAAAGTACATAGGACCCGTTACAGGATCACAGCACTTGATAAAGTCTTGAAGTTCCTTATCAGTTTTAAAAACTGTTTTGGTATAAGGTGCTTTTACTAGGGTAGCAGTTCCACTCATAGTAGTATTTATATGGTAAAGTTAATCCTTACTAAAAGGATCTTCGCCGGTGATATGAGTTTTTGAGAACCAAAGTTTGAACCAAGCCTGATCACCTGGCTTGATATTGTTCTCACGCATATATTGTTGTTTTTTTGCAGCTAACTCATGTAGCGGAGTATACGAATATTCCCCGTTGATTTGCCCAGCACCGCTTAACTTTTTTAATTCATCTAATGTCATATCCCGCTCAGCTATTTTAACCTCTTTAAGTTTAGAATAGCTGTTTTGCAATTTAGCTTGCTTGAAGGGATCGAATATACTCATATAGAGAATATTTATCTTTTCAACTAAATTTAGTTATTTGATATCTAATGGACGTTTCTTTGTAGCTACTATACAAAAGAACTTTTCCTTAGCGGTAGTTAGTTTATCTGGATTAGCCTCATCTTCAGGGAAATTTACTTCAAACTCAATATATTGAAATAAATCGATATCAAAACCAGTACGTTTAATCAGTGCGGCCAATTGATTTTCACCTAAAATACTATAATGATTTAGATTAAACTCATGTTTACGTTCACAATCAGGTGCGGGTACTTCAATATAAATCTTGCTACCCTGCTTTAATACTCGATTATACTCCATAAGAGAGAATATAGGGTAAGGGCTATGTTCTAATGAATGTCGTAAAAAGATAAAGTCTACACTTTCATCATAATACCCTTCTTTTTGCGGTAAAAATGACATATCATATTTCTGTATTGTGAATCCTTTATCTTCACACATTTTGATATCATTTGGACTAAGAGTTACACCAACTAAATCTGTATATCCCCTGGCTTTCATTTCATCTAAAAAGTAACCAGGTCCGCACCCTAAGTCTAATATCTTTGCATTCTTTGGTATATTTAAAGGATCAATATATTTTTTTACTGTTTCTTCAGTAAGAAGTTTGTGCATCGGACTATCACCTTCATCATACAGATGAGCAGTATACAGCCATTCATTATATAGCTTTAACTTGACTAAATCCAGTGTTTTATTGATATCTATCATTGAGAATCCTGTAGTTGATGTAACTACTTATTCTCAATATAGTGTATTATTATTTTTTACTAAATCCCTTAAAGCTGTTTATTGGACTTACTTTATGAGTATCGTTTGGTTCTGAACTGCTATGATCACGAATCAGATCATGTGCATGTGTACCGGAAACGGTATTAAAGGCTTGCCGCATCATGTTATGTTCTACTTCTGTGTACGGGTATGCCATATTATTTTTTCCAACAAAACTTTCGTCATTCATATCTAATGCTTTAGTACTTTTGCCATCAGCCATGGCAGTCGCTTTCATGATTTGATTCAGATTATAGATTCTATCTGTACCATCATCACGAAACTTATAAGCACCTTGCGCTGCTGCAACATGGTGAGAGTGCATAGTACCCTTCTTACCCTCATGTACAAACTCTTTTGCTCTCATTTTCCTTTAAACCCTGCAAAACCACGTACTGGACTTTTTTTATCTACGTCTGGTGCTTCATCACTTGTCATAGTACTGATTCGTTTTTTTCCGGATGAAGCAACTCCAACTTCTTTCATGGCATGATCAATAAATTCAGCAAAGTCATCATCCAAATATGCACTTACAATCATATTTTCTCCCCAAGGAGTTTCTTTCTCAAATTTATACTTAGGATTACCTTGTGCTAATCTTTCCATTTGGCCACGTGCTCCGGCAAGTGCTACCCCAAATCTATATTGTTTATAGAAATCACTGTTGGGTAATCCTGGAATGATATATGTGCCGGGTAAGGCTCTGGCTACTGCTACTGGTAACGTAATATGGTTTTCTGTTATGAATTCTTTGGCTCTCATGCTGGAGTTTCTGTAGTTATAGGGATAAGATTCTCTGTACCTAGAATATCTCCTGATATTCCTTCTAGTTCTAATGGTGTTCCGGGAGCATTTGTACTGAATGTGATTTGTGCAGATAAAAAATGATAAAGATTAGCATCTACTAGAGGATTAACTAATATCCTAACGTTTCCTCCATCAATATCTATATCATATCCGGTTACTGGCTCATTGATAAAAAGCGTACCAAAACCAGTCCACTTTACTACAGCGGTATCATTCGATATAGCTACTGTTAATGTTATATTTTGACTGTCAGTTGTTTCCGGATTATCTGAGTTAATCTGAAATACACCCTGAGTAAACAAATTTGCAGCAGTCTCAAATATGATCTGACCAGCATCATCTCCAAAACTGTAAGCATCATACGTAAATACGCCCGAACTATATACTTGGGCAAAGTTATTATTGATCTTTTGAAATGCCGTACGTAACGGATCGCCTTCCCCATCGTTTGGTAGTGCCCCTACATTAATAATTTCTGGTGACATAATGTTAATCCTAACCTTATATAGTATTTATCGTTAGACTAAGTTAGTCAGGGTTAGCTTCTTCGAATATCTTCTTCTGTTCTGTATACCACTCGGCCATAGATTTTTGCTTTAAAGAACACTCATAATATAGAGCATAATTCTCTACTACTGTCTTTGTAAGAGTGCTAAGTGCTACTGTTTGGCCCTCAATTGACTTTAATTCTGCACATTCTTTTAACAAGGTGTCCGGCATTTCTGGGAAATTCCTACTGATAGGTACTAATTCTGCGCATCCTGATAGCAATAATATAGCTAATAATGACAATTTTCTCATTACTTATCCTGGACCATTGGGGTATTTTTAGCGGCGGAATTCAGTATGTTGATTACTTGTTCAGGAATAGCACATGAACTATCATATTTCACTAATTCCCTATCAATATATTTGACTCTTTCTGCACCTTGTTCTCTAATTATCTGTGTATCTTTTACTATCTTTTCTACAATCTTTACGTTCTGCTTAGCTGATTTAGCTTCTGCGATAGCTACCTTAGCTTCTAATTCTTTAACCTTACTTTGCCAGCTATCTTCATTTGCTGATACACCCTCAAAAAATATACCCAAAATTAACACTAAGATTCCAATAATCTGAATGGGTAACTTATATTGATTTATGAATGGAATGAATCCTAACAAGAATCCTGCTATAATAGCTATTATACCAATACCTACTACTAAATGTATCACCCAATGGATAAAGGATTCAGGTAAAAAAGATAAGATAGATAAAGTCCACATATCTTTATTTATCTAGTCAACAGTTAGATGCCACGGGTCCTTCTCAAATCGTATAGTTATTGCTACTCGCCATACATCTGTAGGATTAATTACATTATGCGGTAAGAAAGTATTAAAAATAATAGGATGGGGAGTCAGATCAAATCTAGTATGTTCTTCACACACACAATCAGTATAACTATAATAAGTACTGATTCCACCTTTTTTAAGTTTTGGTTTTCCTTTAGTAATATCATATAAGCAAGTATATGTATCCTTTGTTTGCAATCCTATATTTATTCCCAAACCGGGTCCCGGATCAGTATCGGTATGTATACCCGATACGAAATTCGGAGAATTTAATAGTAACCCCACATATTTAATTGGTCCGGTACCTAATAAATCTAGCCAACGAACTAATGTAGGACTTGCCGCTAACATACGTTTATAAAGAAACATTTCAAAATAAAATTTCTGTTCTCTGACGATATTTTTAACCTTTGGTTCTACCCATTTGCTTACTTCAGCTTTGATCTTATCATAATCTGCACATTCTAGCTTCTTATACCAAAAGTTTTCCATATTGCTATTTATAGCAGGATTCTACTCTCTCTGCAATATATTCTACTTCTCCGTCAGTTAACTCAGGGTATAAAGGAAGGCTTACTACTCCCCTAGATAACATAACTGACATGCTTAATAAATTAGGTTTAGTGAAGTCTTTGCATATAGGAAGATCACCTAATACATAATCATAATGTATCTTGCTTTCTATATCGTGTAATATTAAAGTAGTGTGTACGGTGTGTCTATCAGCAGTATAAATCACAAACTTTTGATGAGCATGAGTCATACCAGCATTAGCACTCAAGCAAGTTATCTGATCAATAGCAGAGAATCTATCGCACCAATACTCTGCTATAGCGCGCCTTCGGCTTTGCCATTCAGTAAGGTACTTGGTACGAACTAATATCTGCGCACAATCTTGTTCGCTCATCTTACTGTTTGTGCCAAAAGCAAACTTATTGAACTTTGAATTATCTCTATAGTTGTATGCGAAATTAGCTAACTCGTCAATGTTAGTAACTATCGCTCCACCATTACCTGAACTTGGTAAATTCTTAGTGGGATCAAAACTGATGGCCATACCAGAACCAACATCACCTTTAGCTGCTAACCAATGTTGAGCCCCATCTACTATGATGCTAAATGTTAGATCATAATTAGCCTCAGGCCAGGGTTTCTTACCGTATAACCCCACTAAACAAACATACTCTCCTGTATTAAGTACTTCATCAAGATTTACTATTCCATATCTATCAGTATCAACTAACTCAATATCCCATCCTGCACTTATAAATGCGGTCAAAGTTGCTGGATATGTCAAATTTGGAATTCTTATTTTAGGAGTAGTTTTCCAAATTTGTTGATGAACTTTCTTTTTCCATCTTGCAATTATCTCTAATGCTTGTGTCCCGCTATGTACAGTAATAGCAAACTTAGTATCGGTTTCTGTACGTAACCAACTCTCAAAATCTTTGGTATATTTGCCGCCGATCAACTGACCTGACCTTAATACCTGATCGCTGGCCGATAACAATTCTTCTTTTAGATTCCTATATTGTCTTGCAAGACCAAAGTGAGGGATGCTAAATTTGTAGCCATTCATGATATAGCTTGAATCCTTCCTTAACATCTACCTTAGGATTATATCCAAAGTCTTTTTGTGCTGCGGTTATATCCAACGCGCCTCTGCTAGGGAAGGTATTATCTTTAGCAATGACTTCTATCTTACCTTTACCCACAATGTCTACTACTGTATGTGCTGCGTCTAATAAACTGTGTGCCCTACCCCTAGTCAAGTTATAAGTCTTGTTTATCAAACCAATATTTGTAGTAGCAGCTACTATACCATTAGCCAAATCCTCTACGTAAGTAAAGTCTAACATCTCACTAATACCCCTAACAATAAGAGGTCTATCATTCATTGCATCTGCGAAGAATTTACCAACCACTCGGTCTTCTACATCTAACGCTCCGTAAACCGCACTAGGACGGATTATGATGTAATCAAATTTATCTTGCATCTCTTTAACTATATATTCACCAGTCAGTTTGAATATACCGTACAATCCTTTAGGATCGCATTTAGCATCTTCTTTTACTCCGCTACTGAAATTCCCGTATACCATGCTGCTGCTGATAAACACTACTCGCTTTATCTTACCATATGCATATGCTTGCAACGAATTCAATGTACCTTGTACCATAGTCTTATTAGCTTGCATAGGATTATGCTGTACTACTTTTTGTCTTGGATAACTAGCAAGATGAATAACTGCATCGAAATTTCCATTCTTGCATAACCAATTCATCATATACATATCAGTGATATCTATATCATATAGTTTAGTTGTCTTAATCTTCTTCTTGCGTTCTACCATCAACTTAGCAAGGTAAGTATGTGTCATTACCCCATATGTAGTTTCAGTATCAGTAACCGTAACATCATGCCCTTGTTTCTCAAGTTCATGTACTACATGGCATCCTATAAAACCAAAACCACCTGCGACCAATATATTCATTCAAATTTCAACTTCCAAAATGTTAATTGTTTGTGCGTTAGATATGCTCTAATCTGATATATGTGACCGTAACTATATATATCATGGTTACGATGCCAGCTGGGTGTAGGATTAGAGTTTTCCATTATCCATTTACCCGCATCTGTTTGTTGCCATTCCCAAATAGATTGTGCAACCATTAGATCAGGATCTTCAACATCACCCATTCTAATAGTGTGAACTACTTCTGTAATAGTCACAACTTCTTCACCGATATCAGATAAGTGTATCTGATACTTGGGTATAGCGAATTCATCTTTAGACTGCCATTGATGCTTTGATAGGGCCATGACTTTGATAGTTTTCTAGCTTGATATCTTCCATCTTGAATCCATCAATATCTTTTATAGAAGGGTTGATCCATAGAGTAGGTTGTGCTAACGGTGCTCGTGACAGTTGCTCTTTTACTTGGTCTACGTGATTTTGATAAATGTGAGTATCACCGGTACTGATGATCAATTCACCAACTGATAAATCACATACTTGCGCTATCATATGAGTAAACAACGCATAGCTAGCAATATTGAACGGGGCGCCCAAAAAGACATCTTGACTTCTTTGATACATATGGCAAGATAGTTCTTTATTTTTGTTAACATAGAATTGACTCATAACGTGACAAGGGGGCAATGCCATATCTTCTAACTCTCCCGGATTCCATGCTGTAAGAATATGTCTACGTCCGTTTGGATCTCGTTTTATAGCTTCAATCAGTAGCTTTAACTGATCGACTTTATATCCAGTTAATCCATGTAACGGTTTTTGCCAATCTCTCCACTGTACTCCATATATCCTACCCAAATCACCTTCAAATTTAGCTTTAGGTTTCCAATATGGTGCTAGGGCGTTTGGTGTCCAGATAGTTACGGTACCGTCTTTAGTCCCGTGGGTTATCTCAGCTAATCTGCGCTCATCAGATGAACCTTCTATAAACCACAATAGTTCTCCAACTACCGCTTTCCAAGCTAATCGCTTTGTGGTAACTGCGGGGAAGGACACACTAAGATCAAAGCGAAGATTACGTCCAAACACACTAACAGTACCTATGCCAGTTCTATCATCTTTTTCTTCTCCGTTATCTAATATGTCTTTAAGTAAATTTAAATAGGGTGTCATGTTATTTCCTAATTGACCAAAGTGAAGTTCCTTCATATAAAGTCAACATCATATTTTGTTGTTTACTAAAAAGATCAACACTTGTAATTACATCCGGCCAAGATGTACTATAATCGTGGCCACACATTATTCCATCTGATTTCATAAATTGTTTATAAAAATTTAAATTTAACATACATCCTGGATTAGTATGAGCCGCATCCATAAAAAATAAATCAACAGGTCCTCCTAAATAGTTAATATAAGGACTGTTTCCTTTAATTGGAATTATATTAGTATATTTACTTGTATGTTCTTTAAAGATGCGTTCATTATCAAACCGATCAACACAGTAAATTGTCACTGATGGGTCGCAGTTCATTGCCCAACATACAGCACTTCTACCCGTTAAAGATCCAAACTCTATTACAATACCGTTTTTTGGGATATTGCTTGCCCATAATGCTATTTGTTTTAATTCAGATATGGTCGTAAAACCAGATATGGCATCATCATACAACATTATTTATTTTATAATTTATTCTTGTGGTGACTGCGGGGAAGGCCACACTAAGATCAAAGCGAAGATTACGTCCAAACACACTAACAGTACCTGTGCCAGTTCTATCATCTTTTTCTTCTCCGTTATCTAATATGTCTTTAAGTAAATTTAAATAGGGTGTCATGTTAATTATGATATACTATTAGAATGTAGATGTCAACCTACTCTTGTCCAAACTTCATATGAATGATCATCATACATTTCTGATTTCATACAGGTGAAGATAGCATTGATATACGACAAATCAATAAATGTATCGCAGTTATATATAGCAAATGTTTTGGTCAGGTGAATTTCATCAATAAGATGCCAACTGCTATTGATAAGTTTTGCTCCACCAATCAACCAAGAGTCTTTTCCCGCATCCTTATATATCTCATAATGAGTAAGATTGGGTAACCACATTGCACCATTTGGTGGTTCAAATTCATTGCTTGATATAATGATGTTTAATCTGTTTGGTAACGGTTTTTTCGGAAGACTTTCCCAAGTATTTCTTCCCATCACGATCGGATTATTCATAGTTAATGATTTAAATCTAGGTAAATCACCTTGGATTTTATCCCAAGGTAATCTATTTTGATATCCTATACCACCTTTAGGATCACATGCTAATATCAGCTTCATAGCTTATTTAAAAATTTATCCGTTTCCGGTTGTACCGCTTCTGCAATGCTCTTAACATTTAAAAGGAATTCCACACTTAATACAGTATCACCTAACTCATTCAGCTTCCTACTTACTGCTTCTTCTATCTGATCAGGATCTAAACCTTGTGTTAAAAACTTTTCAATATTGATAGTCTGTTGTTTTTTACCGTGTAACTTGATTACTATCTTTTTTATGAACTGTACCGGTATCTTGTTCTTCTCAACATCATCAAGTATATGTTCCCATTTCTCTAAAAAGTCAGGAGACATTATGCGCTAACTTTTGCTCTTGCTTTTTTTGCCTTAGCTGGTTTGACTGATAAAGATGATTTTGGTGCTGCTGCAGGATCTAATGATTTTGCCTCTTTCATCAATCGTTGTGCTTCAGCTAACAAACCCTTAGCCTCGCGTTCCATGTTTTGTGCTTGTTCTACACGCTGTTTAGCTAAGTTAGAATCACCTAATGCATCACCAGTAGATACAACAGGTGTATTAGTAGAGGCATTCTTGCTGTTTCGCATTCTACGTGCTACATCTGCTGGATGTTGCAATCCATGACTCTTATCTAAATCTGCCATACGTGCTACAGCATCTTCACCTTGCTTCATCTCAGTTAAGATTTTGTTAAGTTCACTTAGCTTGATCTTAGTCTGTGAGTTAGGTGTTACAATAATAGTCTCTGTTTGGACCTTTTTCAGTAGACCTTCTTGATGTAAGAGTTGCAAAATCGGTCTACCGTCTGTACCTATAGTACGGCTTAATGCATCCGCCAATGATTCACTGCTTTGCCCAATATCACTATCAATACACCGTATTAGCGGATCATGGATATGCTGATTTAGTGTTTCAGTGTATGTAACCAAACACATGTGCGGTTCGCCGGGAACCTCACGAAAAATAATAGCAACTTTACGGTCGCCCTGTTTACCAACGTGTCTTATAAAACTCATATTGTTCTCCTTGAGTAACTAACTTATTTACTACACTAACACAGTCATTGAATTTTTTTATGACCAGGTAAGTTCATATAAAACTGCTTCTTTTGGATCTTCGAATGCCGGGGTCAAAAAATCAGACTGATATATAGAGATAATACCATTACCCGAACTAGATGTATCGTGATCTACTTGTATTATAGCAAATCTACCTTTAAGGTTGTTTAATATCCATAATCTGGATTCTGCTGTTAAATTAGATTTAGCGATAATAAAGTGTTTTGGTACTTGCTCTAGTTCTCTAGTACTATACCATACTAAAGGATCTAACTTGTATTCATTCATGTTGTGTCAATTTATCTAACATTTGGTAATGCTCATATGCTTTAACAACTGCCGGAGTAGTGTTAGTGTTAGTTGGTACAACTTCTAACCACAATGAATCGATTCTCTCTGTTGTATCTTCTGAATATAGTCTAGGTTGATGGATCTTTCCATTCTCATATAGATGAACCGCCAGAGACAGAACCTCACCCCACGGATATGCCGATAGTCTATATCGAGTTGGGTCTTTTACCCAATCGTTACCAAACGAATAGTAATTTCTTACCACTTCTATATAATCCTGAAGAGTAGGACAGTTAGTACGGGTAACGATAAACAGGACATCCTCCTCGGACACTTCCTCCGCCAATAAACTACGCAAACAACCACCAAGACTAGTTCCAATATATCTCATGCGATCACCTTTCTATCAGATTTAATATAGTCACTATACACCTTTACACCATTCTTTCTGATCCATTCTACGATAGGCTGCGGGCTAGTGTTAAATGCATCTTTCAGTTCAGTGTAAGACAGTGTGCTATTGAATTCATAAATCTCATATTGACGTTGACTATTTACCCTAGCCCTAAGTAACAGCATTTGTAACGGAATACCTTTTGGAGCAGGTACAGTAGATTCTTCTTTTAGAATAGCAACAATCTTTAGTTTTTCCCATTCAGTATATTGGTGCATATGCTCAGCTACATCAAACAAACATTTAAGCCCTAGCATATCCCATATTGCTAAGTACGGTCTACCTTTTTTCTTACTAGGTCTCATGCTTTACCTTGGCCGCCGGCACCAAATTTGCTATCCCATTCTGAGTCCATAGTGATCTCATATCCTTTTTTACTTTTTAACCAAACAGCAAAATCAAGTTCGATTTTACCTGCTTTATCTACATTTTTTGGAACTTTAACTACATTGTTAGGCAATAGGATTCTTGATTTTGCATGATGCCCTACAATGTTGTCAAAACTTGTATTTTTATGCCAAGTAGAATCTAAGTATTCAATAGCAAATCTTGTCGCTACCTCTATCGGGGCAAACTTATAACCACATGACATTAATCTTGGTCTAAGGATTCCGGTAAGTTGTACATCTTCATTCCAATTATGAATCCACACTCCGGTTTGATTTTCTACTTTCCAAGGATCAGATGATAGATGGGTAATTCCATGAACATTACATGCCTCTAGAAATCGTTTACTTCTCAATGAGAAGCCACCATTTTGTATTACTAGCGTTTGTGGTTTAACTACAGCATTTGGTTTATCAATCCATCTATATTGTAAATACAGATGTTCTATATTAGAATAATCTGCACTAAATTTTAATCCGCAATGTGTTGGTGGTCCGATATAATCATATTGATAAAATTCTTCAGTAAATTTATCTCCATTTAAAACCCAACTATCGTCTTGCACTACTAAACAATATTCTGTTTCAATAAAGGCATACAACGAATGCATCATAAAAACACTATATTGTTTATAGTTTAAAAAGAATATATGTTTCCATTCTATTTGTTCTGGTAAATTTGCCGGCTTCTGTGCAGATAATAATAGTCCTCTACTACCCGGTAATTCTTCCATACTTTTCAGTATAGAGGGGATAGCAGAGGACCCATCATTATGTCCAAATACAGATACGATAGTTAATTGGTTATGTATCAAACCGGTTTATGCCAGATGATCATCATAATAAGCCCATGATCCAAAGGGCGGGGTAATATCTTTTGATCCATGAATAACAAAAGTAGTATCACAGTAATTCTCGTCACCCCAACTACCACAAGGATATCCGTCAGTGAATACAATCAACCGTTTGGGTTCGCGACCTGATTCTTTTAGATATTCGAAGATAGCATCAAAATCAGTACCACCACCACCTTGCGGTTCATATTCATCGATAGAGTCCATGTTGTCACTATCAAAATCTACTGGATTATAGATTTTAGTATCAAAACAGAATACATGCACTTTATAACCATCAAATGTATTCATCATGCCGCTAATTTCACCAAGAAAATCCCTAGCTTGCCTGCTGCTAATACTACCGGACATATCAATAGCAACATCAACCTCAATCTCTTCACCGGGAGTCATACCAGGCATGATAGCATCCATATGCCAAGCGCGGCGTGAAGGACGAATCCAAGAGTAGTCATTACGAATAGCACTGGTCAGATTAGTCTGTATCAATTCACGCCAGGGCATGACCGGCTCAGTGTATTCCTTAATCATTCGCTTTACACCAGCTGGCAATTGACCAGCTTCAGCCGATTGAGCAGCATTGATGATGGCCTGCTTTACTTCTTGGCGCATCTGATCCCGTTCCTCATCGGACATCTTAGGGCGTTTGCCTTTCTTGTCACCCTCATCACCTTCACCTTCACCGTCATCACCGTCCATGTGATCATCAATCATCTTATCCAAAAGATCATCGATGGAGATTTTCTCAGCATTCTGGTAAAGGTCATCATAAATCTCTTCGGATGATTTACCATCATATTTCAGTTCATATAGACAAGGAACTGAGGTGATAAATTCACCTACTTTATGCCGCTTTAGATCGGCATTGACCGCATAGTCATTAGCGATATTGAACAACTGAGGATCACGTGTACCTCTACGCCCCATATGATCGTATACCACATGCAATACTTCATGCCCTACCAAAAATTCTACTTCTTTGGTACGCAACATCATAATAAAGCGGCTATTATAATACAGGTTAAGCCCGTCAGTAGCAGCCGTAGAACACCATTCATCCGCATTAATCAGTTTTAGCCTAGTGGCAAGATTACCAAAAAATGATTGTTGAAGCAAAAGACCAATTCGGGCAGTGATCAAACGCTCACGTGCCTGATAATCAATCTTGGGATCAGTAGGACCAACCAACTTCTCAAAGTCCTTGCTACGTTTCTTTTTGCTTTTGCTTTTAGTAGCAGTAATACCTGCTACGGCATGAATCACATTAGGATTGAAGTATTCAGCAAACAGGTCTCCCTTAGCGTAGTTTTTACCGCTGAAGCCCTTAAAATCACTCAATGCACTTTTCATATAAACTCCTTTAACTATACCACTATTATACATGGAATCGTATTTATTGTCAAGCCTTACTGTATAGTAGGTCTAGTCTTGCCGGTAAGAGTAATTTGGTACGGTTCTTGGTCCAAATCATCTTCTAGATCATCATCAAACTCTAACGGTATACAGTTTTCCCAAACATCATCATTATCAAATTGAGCCAGGATTTCCGCTACTAACTCGTCAAGTTCTTCCTGAGTACCTTCAAAAGAATCAAAACATCCAGGAGCAAATAGGATATTGAGTTTTTTGTTTTTGTCGTCCATAGTAGTCTCCATTGGGGGAGGATTAAATCCTCCCCCAATCACTATTAACCCGCTTCTACGATATACTTACCATACTTCTTGTGGAACTCATCGAAATTGCTAAGTTGACTGGGTTCTATCGGCAGCTTGTAAGTCTTGAGTGCAATCTTAGCACCCATGACCACCAACTCAGTTTCGAAATTCTTCATCATGTAATCGAAGAAATGCTGAGCCATGACATGGAACTGTTTAGAATCAACCTTCTTATTTACTACAGCATCCTTCAATTCATAACACATAGAAATCGTCAGGGAATACATTGCCGAGATTTCCTTGACGTTAAGATCCTTAACCTTACCTGAAAGAATATCAGTCGGCTCAGGCATCTTACCTGCAATCTTGCGGTGAGCAGCAAACTTTACAGCAAGCCCTTCACCAACAGAACCGGCAATCAGATTGAACATGGTATCGATATCAGAATCATCAGGATCATTCAGCAAATCGCTAACAAAACACCAAGACCGGGGCGTTGGGAATGCGCGGCTGCTGGATTTGCTATCGAATTCATACAGATCCTGCTTAGCAAACGACAGATAACCAACCACATCCTTGTGAATGCCTTTGTTCACAGCCCATTGTTGCCATGCAGAGAAATCGGCTCGCATCTCAAGATGCAAGAAACGATTAGCAAGCGGCAAAGGCATACGATAAGTGACACCTTTATCAGAATCACGATTACCGGCTGCGACAATAACAACGTTCTTGGGCAAATGATACTTACCAATACGCCGATTAAGAATCAACTGATAACCAGCAGCTTGAACCGCCGGGGGCGCACTGTTCATTTCATCAAGGAAGAGAACTACGATAGGATACTTACTAGCAAGTTCCTCATCAGGAAGCTCGATCGGGGGAGCCCAATCCATCTTACCAAGATCCTTGTTGAAGAATGGGATACCACGAATGTCAGTGGGCTCCATCTGCGCCATACGCAGATCGATCATCAAACCACCAAGTTCCGTAGTAACATCATCAACGGTCTCACTCTTGCCAATACCGGGAGGACCCCAAATAAATACAGGACGCTTTACTCGAAAAGCCTTCAACAGTGCTTTACGGGCTTGTACGCTTGTAATTGTCAGACCATCAGACAGTTTCGCTACAGATGCCATTTGCTTCTCCTTGTTGATATTTAATAGAACAGAATACAGTATATATGATTACAGATTTATTGTCAACCGCTAACCTTCTTGACAAACTCCGCAAATAATACAGATTCACGGTTAACGGCTTCTATTTCCCACGGTTGTTCATGGTATCGTGCTTTGATACGTTTTCCTAACCAATACAGTTGTATTTTACCATTACGTGCTACTACTGCCTTTACTTGTCCACGTGCCAATTGTTTTACATGTACCATTTCATGGGCTAATGCCAGTACCATACTCAATACATCTAACCGACTATCGATCCCTACCGTAATCTTATAGTGATCAGTGGTTGCGGTTTTAGCTAATGCCCCTTCTTTTTTACTTAATCCAACAACGGTACATATAACAAGATCATACCTACTTTTCTGTAGATTCAGCCGGTTGGCATAAAACGAAGCAGCTTCCTCTAACAAGGGGCGGCGTGTTGCACTTAGAGTAAGGACTTTGATCTTCACAACTACTATTGTATCAAAATATTGATTTATTGTCAACCACTATTAAGTTGTTGATTTAGTTCATCAATTTAGCTATCAATATCAACTGCGACAGATGATGTATGGCAGAGTTAACTTCCGCTAATTTGGACGTAAATTTTCTGGATACTGAAGGTGAAGGACTTCTTCGTACACCAACTTCTATCTTGCTTAACTCTGATACCATGCCGTCGATGTTATATAGCATCTTGCTTAAATCTGGGTTGAACCTGATTGAGGAAAGTTGCTGCATTAACTCTTTGTTCACCATTTGGTAATCTAGAGAATTTTCTATTTTCATATCAACAGTATAACAGATACTAATATTTATGTCAAATAAGGAGGGGCCTATGCCCCTCCATTCAAGCACTATCCTACTAACCTGCGTTTGCGCGAGTCCGCACTTGCTCAAAGGTAGTTTGATTAGACAGTTCACCATCCTTAAATACTGTTTGGAGAATATCCTGATCCACTTGACTTTCGCTATACGTTACTGTTTGCAAGTTTCCGTTTGGTTCACGGATCAATTGCATACGGCCACGCTTGCTACGCTTACCAGTATCCGTTACCGGATCCTTATAAACATCACGCCAGACCAATTTACCAAGCGGACCATCTTGATGCAGCCCGGTATGTTCGCGAACACCAATCGCGGAACACTTCATAGCAAATTGCAGCGTATCACGGTTTACGATTTGAAGCAAAGCTCCGCCCTGACCAAACCCAATATTATCTGCGCTATAACCAACCAGTTGCAGTGAAAGCAGAATCCCACGAATCGTAACAGCGTCAATACCATCACCTTGCATAATACGCACGTTGTTCAGCACTCGGAAACCCTTACTATTAACTGTGTGACCAAAATGTTCATCCAAAATGCGAGCACATTTAGTAACCACTTCTGCAGGATTGCCTGAGTCCGGACGAATCACAACCATAGCACCTGAATCAATGAGTTGCTGTTTGAGTTCAGTTCCCCAAAGTTTACAGGCATTGTAAATGTCGTAGCTATCACTAACCGCAGCCAACAATGCACCAGGTTTAGCATATTGGGTAAGCATATTGCGATATGACTCTACTTCATTCTCACGCCCCCAACTGGTTACGGTGCTATGTTCCATTGCAGGGATACTGAATCCACAAACTTCTGCATCGTAGTATTCTATCGCCGTAAGAATGCCAGCAATGGTATCAGTGCCCATAAAATTAACTAAGTGAGCAGCGCCTCCCAATCCTGCACTTTCCTGACTAGAGACACCACGGGCGCCAAAGTCATGTAGCTTGAAACTAATGCCACTAGGGTCACCGGTCTCTTCCAAAGCATCAGCAATAAGTTGCTTAGATTGATAACTGTTGGTTGCTACAGTAGTTGGATACCACACTGCACGGAGCAGAGCCGTTTCCAAATAACTAGTAAGCCAATAACATTTGGGATCAGTGTTGACGATAGTAACTAGTACGTTTTTAGTGCCAATCACAGTACCTTCAGGAATCGCTTTAATCTCAACCGGTAGCTTGCCACCATGTTGTTTGACGATGTATTCCCAACCTTCGCGATTGAAGGGTTCACCGTGTGCAGTGATAATCTTTTCCGCAATATCAATATCCGCTGTAGTAATCGGAGTGGTCATATATTCACGGAGGAATGCTTGAAGACCAAAGAATACTGTTTTATCCCATTCACCACCTCGGGATTCAATATAACTGTAAACGTATTCAGTACCCTCAGGGTATTGTTTGAATTGACTGCATTTGTAACTATCGGTATTAAGAATTACATTTTTTGCTAACTTCATGATAAACTCCTTATCATAAAATACAAGTTAAGTCTATTCAACTGCTACTACTCAATTTATACATTCTAACACGGTTACATATTAAAGTCAACCTTTTTATACCCATACGTTATAGAGTCGCTAAATGCTTTATTTTATATCAAATAGTAAGGGGTCTATGCCCCTTACATATATGCTGCTTACTTTATCTTGGCCATTTCTGATTGTATTTTAGTCACTACACTTGCAGGCATAGTAACGTAATCTAATTCATCTGCCATCTTTCCACCGTTCTTGTATGCCCAAGTAAAGAACTTGATAGCACTTTGTGCATCTTCAGGTTTTTGATTTTGTAAAGGCATAATGATAAACGTGGCACCTGATATAGGCCATGCTGCTTTATTTGGCTGATTGGTCAATATTTGATAAAACGATTTGTTCCAATCAGCACCAATAGCCGCTGCTTTGAATGCATCTTCTTCGGGTGATACCCATGCACCTGCTGCATTTTGCATTTGTACAGATGTCATCTTGTTTTGCTTCACATAAGCATACTCAACATATCCTATACTGTTTGGTATTCTGGTGACATAGCTTGCAACTCCCTCATTACCCTTACCACCTAACCCAACTACCCATTGTACCGCTGTACCTTCATTGATTTTTTGTTTGAATTCACTACTAACTTTGCTCAGATAGTTAGTAAAGATAAACGTAGTGCCTGAACCATCAGCCCTACGAACTACTGCGATAGCATCATCAGGTAACTTCAGTTTTGGATTTAGTGCAACAATTGCAGTGTCATTCCATTTAATGATCTTTCCCAAATAGATATCAGCTATCATTGTACCAGTTAGTTTTAGTTCTCCTGACTTGATATCTTTGAGATTGATTACCGGAACTACTCCACCAATCACTGTTGGGAACTGCATAGCATTCATTGCCTTTAACTGATCATCAGTTAGTGGCATATCTGATGCACCAAACGTAACAGTACGAGCCTCTATCTGTTTAATTCCACCACCAGATCCTATCGATTGATAATTGATCTTGATTCCGGTTTCTTTGCTATATGCATCTGCCCACTTTGCATACAGTGGAGCCGGGAAAGTAGCCCCGGCTCCTGTTATTTGTGCTAATACTGTTGTAGAAAATAATGCTAGTAATATTGCAACGATATTTCTCATGTGTAATTTCTCCTGGTGTGTTCACATAGATATTTACTCACAAGTATGTTACAGTAATATTACAAAACTCCCAAATAATGAAAATAGTTACTTCTTTGGTTGCGGCGAATTTCCACCAACTGGCCACGTTGCACCTTCAGGTGCTTGAGTGAATCCTAACTCTCCCGGTTTAACGTGTTTACCAGTGAACGGACTTTCCATGATAGGACCATAGCAGCTAGCCAGTTTTGGACCCTTTGTCGATTGGGCCTGTACCTGTATATCGCAGGAGAATGACCACATATTTGACATACCTGTAGTAGATGTATCTCCGATAGTAAATGTCCTAAACACAGCAGGAACTACTGTCCAATTTGGTGCTTGCGGGTAACTACTTTCTGGAGGCATACCAAACAAGCTCCAAACTTTTCCAGAAGGTGCATTACATGATCCCTTCATCATATCTAAGTTAGCTACACTTTTTCCAGTAAGTATCGGACATACTGCCATACCTTCTTTGAACTTTCTACCGTTAACAGAAATCATCTTACCAGTAGGGGTAGTAGATGATGCAGCACATAATGCATATTCACCTGTGCAGATTCCTATATTAGGCCCTGCATAAACACTAGATGAAACTAATGCCAATAGTATTGTTAACCACTTAAGGCTTTTTGAGTTATTCATTTCTTGCTCCTTGCTTGATGTATTTATGATTATACTACTACATAATCTTTTTTGCTAGCACCACATTCGGGGCATAAAAAATCATCAGGAAGAGTTTCCCATTTACCTTCTATCTCTTCATCATGCACATGCCCACATACTACACATACATATATAATATCTTTGATCATGATTATTGTTGTTCTTATTATGACACGCAAAAATATAAGTAGTTTGGTAAGTCACCTAATAAAAAAGGGGCTAAGCCCCTTTTTTATTTTACATTGCTTTTTTAGAAGCGATGGGTAATACCAACACCGATCTCTGTAGTATCATTTGCTACCCCAGCTAAGTTAACATTGCGATATGCAACACCAACTTCAGTACGACGGCTGAATGCATAATCAACACCAAGCGCATATGCCTTAACTTGTGCATTAGTAGTACCGTAGCTTGCCTTCACGCCAAATGCACCAACTTGTTGCTTAACACCAATAAGATTGCCCTTGCTAACAACAGCACCCTTATCTTCGCTATGTGAGAAGAACACTTGTGTATTGTTAAACTTAGTGTTTCCACCGATCACTGTGCTTGTTTCAGCACCTTGAACGAACCTAGCAACAGTACCATTAACGCCACTGAAAGAACCAGATGCGCTATATGAAGATGCTTCTGCACCGGCTAAGCCTGTAGCAGCACGATCATACTCTACTGTAACACCCTTCATAGGAGTAACTGTGATGAATGCAGCATTACCTAAACGTTGACCGCGCAGATTATGAACATTACCTGCAACAGAACCGTATAGAGTACCAAATGCATCATTGTTGCTTACTGCTAAAAATTGACTATGCACATTGCGTCCTAGATCAACGCTACCAAATGCATTTGCTATACCAACAGTACCTTGACTATCACCTAACTGAGTTCCGTTTCCGTTGATGCTATTGCTACCTAGGCTCGTTTCTACTATCGCACGTGCAGTCAATCCACTACCCAATGATTCAGATGCAGTGAATTTGATATTGCTTGTGGGATCGGGATTTACCGCTGTAGTGGTAACACTGCCAACCTTAGTACGGCCAACCCACTCACTCACTTTACCAGATACGGTAACTTGTGCTTGCGCTACTGTAGCACTCATCACTAATAATGTTGCTATTACAATTTTCTTCATGTTTTATTTCCTTTTATCGATAAAAAACCCATTGATAGGTTAGACTAATATTTATGCTATATAAATTCTCTAATAAATTTACTATTTGCACAATAAGTCTATACTCTTAATGAAAAATAGGCACCGAAGTGCCTATTTTGGAGTTTCTGTTTATTGGTATACCTACCTCAGCAGCTGGTTTTAGGCAGCTAGCGTGTATAGATCATCATTTGCATCTATGGTTTTTGCGCTTTTATTTAGGGTCTTTGAAGTTATCTCTTGAACCTTTCGGTCTACACCCAAATCAATAGTCGCCTACTGTGTTGCCTCTTTCGCTATCTCACCATGTCGAAACCTTGTCGCCCCCATCAGAAGCGCACTTGTGGTCGTCAGCCACAATAAAGTGTGACGCAATGCGCTTTTGGTGGAGGCGGGGGAAATCGAATCCCCGTCCACGATGCCTTCACTACGAAGGAATTACAACAATTCTTTATTACAGTGTCTATTATATATTTATCTTACCGCGTAATCAAGTAGTTTGGGTATATTACAAAATTCGGTAATTCTCATTCTATTATTTATACTGTTCATCAAATTTGGCTTGTAACCAAGGCCAATCATAACTCAACTTTAACTTTTCAAAAGCACCATCGACTTCTTCATAATAGTCTACTGCATGTTTAGCCCCGTCAATACTGTATTGTGCAAAAGCTCCATCACCAACTGTTAACCACGTATCTAATCTAGTCTTGCTCACTTCATTATCTATATCAGTACGTAGCTTTAATGCTTCACGGAATGCAGTACGCCATGTACTCCATTTATCGGTGTTAAAGCTAGCTATGCCGCTAAGCATATCTACTACTTCATGCTCATCATCCATAGTAAAGTCAAGACCTTTACCTATATTGGCTAAAGTCAACTTCTTGTTATATGCAATCATACCTTGATGGCCATATACCAATCCATTTACTGGGTTCTTTGCTTGAAATATATAATGTTTGGGTAACTGCAATCTATCCGGTTGCCAGGACCAATCAAATCCACCGTTAACTCGCAACTTAGCAAATACAGTAAACAACCAAGGTGTATTGCTTGCTTTTGCTGCTGCGTGATATGCTGCTACTCTACCTTTTACACCATCTACTCTAACTACTCTATTAGCTAAACCTGCCGTTACTCTTTGCAACTGATTGAAGTTTTCATCAGCACCTGCTTCCCCGTTACTCAAAAATACAATATCCATAGGACTTGATTTTATCAGTTTAGCATTCTTGCTAATGTACGGATAATCATATAACTCACGCTTTACATGATTCTTTACTTCTTTAGGAACTATAATTCGAGTTCCACCTGTGCTTGTAACTTGTATCGTCTTGGTATCTGTACTCCATAGATTCATTGGTTCTAAATCTATCGCATTGATCTCTTTATTATCTTCAGTTACAAACACCGCATAAGGGAAATCAAATTCAGTATTGATATTAGACAAATGTGTATCATCAGATACAATCACTGGGGCTGGGAATCTAACTGCACATTGATGCTGATTGAAATTGATCTTTCCATAATCTTGTAAGGTCTTCATATCACCAATCAACTCACGTAGTTTATTGATATTGATCAAGAAGGTATCCCCAAATTTTTGTCTATCACTAGGGAATACATGTAGTTGATCTTTAGAAAAAGGATCGCATATGTAAGTCAGATCAAAATTACCGTAATTACATACTGTGCTGATTGCCCAAACAAAATGTTCTTTTTTGTCGGGTAGTTGGGCTAACATCTTCTTGAATGTCTCTAAGTAACTATTCTCATACTTGACTATCAATCTACCTTCGTTAGCAAGGGAAGACATATCCATATTACCGTGATCTATGTAAACCACATCATGCAATACATTGGTAGCCTTTGCTGTTCTTTGTCTGACAAAGTTTAAGTTACTAAGATGTTCGATTATATTGATGTATTTGGTATCGTTGGCAAATGTTTCTCTGTTCACCATAAAAGTAGTACCCCAATGACTCCATTGAGTACCAAACACATGTGTCATCTTTATCTGCCAAGGGTTAGGATAATAATTAAAATCAAAATCAGTATAATCTAACTCACTATTCAATATCCAACATAGATTGCTTGTAGATTTATTGATACAACGATTGATCGTATTCACCCAAGAATTCAGATACCTAGTCTTATGTATATTGTTAAAACTTGATTTAAGTTTATCAAACCTGTCCTGTGATTCAGGGTTACCTCTATCAACAAAGAACATATCTATATTTGTTTTGACTTCGATAGTTTTCTCTTGAACATAGTTAATTTCTTTGAAGCCTTGCATATAAGTATGCCCATTCACAAAATATGTTTGTGTATTCATACTTTCTTTAGATCCAAACGCATGTATATATTGTGCTTGTTCAATGTTTGGTCTCCAATTGAAATCAAACGCACTATAATCTAAGTCAGGGTTTAATGCCCAAAATATCTCAGTAGGATGTTTAGTAACCAAATCATCTAATGTAGTCTCTATAACATATCGGTTAAAGTTTTGTACCTCTTCTTTTAGTTCTGCTCTATCAAGATATACTATTTCACCGGTGTTATCAGGAAGTACATATTTAGGACCATCATTCTTATCAGCTAGTGTACCAAATTGATATATGTATTTTGGTGTCAATTCATCATGATGCCAACTGAAATCAAAATCATCAATATCAATATCATTTGGTATTTTCCAATGTTCTGTATTTGGTAACCTTTTAGCTTTGATGACATCTATATATTTTATCAATGTATTTTCATCGGCATTA